TTTCAAATAAAACTTCATCTACTTTGTCTTGCTTGTCAAGTTTTTCATTATGTACAGCAAGAAGTTGACCCATCTTCATAGAATTCTCCTGAAGAGTGTCAACCACCTTTTCCAGTCTTTCTAAGATGGCTGTGTTAATGTCTGACATAACTTTCTATTAGACGTTTCTAATAGCAAAATCAAGAGCAGATTGATACGTGGTGGCATCTTTGTTTGCCATGTATTGGAACTGTTTCTTGTGTGTATCATCTAACTGAGCATAACAAGCAGCAATTCTTTTTGCTGAGAAGTTATCCATATTTTGTACAGATCCATCAGCGAATTGAACCTTTGCAAATGATTGTTCGCCTTGTGGATTAAGTTCACTAGTTGCTACGTCTAATGCAACTTGGATTACGTCTTGATTTTCCATAATTTTTTCACCGTTTTCAAATTCTACAGAGTCATTCATTTTAGAAAGTTTCTTCGTCTGGGAAGAAGCTTTCTTCTTAAAGTCTTGAAGACGTGCCTTCATTAGCACATCCATTTCTTTTGTTTTAGATTGCATCTTCTTCTTAGCGTCATCACGCTTTTTCTGAAGATCTTTTTGACGGTTCAGTTTTTTCATCTGACCGATCTGCTTCTGTGCTCTTTCAGTTTCGGAAGGAGCAGCTTCTGAAATAGTATTTTCTAATTCTTCTTTCATTTTTCTACGATTGATACGAGACATGAGAGCACGGGCACCAGATGTACGCCCATCAACCTTATCTTGGTTGTTCTTTTTATAACGACGATGTTGTCTTGGATTTACAAATACAAAAGCGGGTGGCATTGATAAACCACCACCGTCTCCTGCAACCATTTCTGAAATGTTTGTCATATCAGATTCAATTCCTTTAAACACTCTTCATCTATGTCATTATTTAGCGATGATGGAAGTCTATCTAAAAAGAGCAAGAATGCTTTTAAAACAGACCAGTAAGTTGCTTCCAACTTATAGAACAGCAAAGGAGTTGCTGCATCACCAAATATATTATAGAGGCAAATGATATGATTTAATATCAAATGCTTCTTAAACTCCCCCGTAGTTTGGTGTCTACGGAGAAGTCTTTTAATATATTTAAATTTTTTAATGTCTTCCTCAAAATCAGAATATGTAACTGACTGAGGATTATCATAATTTTTAATAGCGAATAGGACCCAATTGTCCTGATTCAATTCATTAAATTTCATTCATCAAAGGGCAATTTCAACAACAGCAGTAGCAGAGATTACCTCAGGAGCACCATTAGTGGAGTTGAGTTTGACTCTGTACGAACCAGCATCACCGACAGCTGCAGTAGCAACAGTAAACGTTGCTGCTGTAGCACCGCTGATGTTACCCCATGCACCATCAGATAGTTTCTGCCATTGGAAAGTAAGGACAGAATCGTCACCAGGAGGAGTAGCGGTAGCAACAACTGAGAGTTGCAACTGAGCACCATTAGCAACAGTGGCATTAGCAGGTTGAGTACCAATTGCAATCGTTACTGCTGCGTCTGCTGCGATTGCATCGTCTGCTTGTGACTCATCAGCATTAGCTTCAGCATTTGCAAGAGTTACCAAATGCTCTGCCTTGTGGCGAGTCTTGCCATCAGCGTCTGTATACGTGAAATATGACCACCAACCAGGTGCATTTAGACCACGTTCTTTATTTGATTCTAGTGCTGCCTCAGTCTCATCAACAAAGACTGTAGTTTTCGCTTGTGACGTTGCAGCAATGCCTCTACCCGCTTTGGTGACGTTGGCATTACTGTCAGTTCTTCCGTATAGAGACATTGATACGCTCCAAAGTTATACTTATACTTAGATTATTTATAAAGAAGGGGGACTAGCGTCCCCCGATGGATTATTCTGCTGTTTCTTCTTCGCGTGCTGCGATTGCTTTTTCAACTACTTCTAGTAATTGATCATCCATTTCAGTCTTCGTCAGTTTAACTGCTTTCTTGAGAACAAGTAAACAGATCTCAACTAGTTTTTCTCCTAGTTCTTCGTTGTCAGGTACTTTAGCAACGGCATCCTTTACGATTTTAGCCGCAAGGGGAAGTAAAAATGCAAGCATGATATCAAAGCATAGTGTGTGAACTATTTATTGCTCCCACTCATCCAATATATCTGTCAATTTTGACAAAAATTGTTTGAATGTTAGTAAAGTTCCAGAACGGTAGTCACGGCGTGCTTTGTTGACACCACCCTCAAATGATTCTTTCTTGTTCTTATGCTTCCATGCGGTAGCGTATGCGATAGATTTCTCATCATCTGTGAGTTTACCATCTTTAGCGTATGATCGTTTGATATGTTTGACCATACGCTCATACTTTTTTCCCGCTGGTGCCTCCTCTTTAACACCCATCTTAGTATCGCTACTGCCATCTTTAACCTGAGGCATAACCTCTACGGTTTGAGTTTTCTTCTTTTTGGACTTACGTTCTTTGTCTTTGCATTCACACTCTTCTCGGAGTTGTCTAAACTTTTTCATTTTTTCTTAGACATCGCAATGATTTTGCTTACCTTCTTACGACGTGCATGTAGATACTTATCAGACTTATCTACGTCACCATCGTTGTCAATATCAGCATCTGCTTTACCGACTGGATCTAGTTTCTTTTCAGTAGTGTACTCAACTTCTTCTTTCTTAGCAGTCCTTGCTGCTTTCTTAAATGCATCCTTAGCAGGATAATCTTCACTGCCTGGTTTTGCTGGTGCTTCACCTCTCTTTCTCTTTGCATGAATATTTGCATAGAGACCTTTCTTAGCTTCTGCTAGATCATCTTCATGTGGAATTGTATTGCCATCAGCATCTTTCTGATGATGCTCTTCTTCTTTTACACAGTTAGGAACTTCTTTACCACCTTTCTTCTTAGTTCCCTTTGCCTTATATCCTTTCCAGCATGTAGAAGCACCAACATTATCTCTTGCTTGTGCCATACCTTCAGCGGTATATCTTCTCTTCTCTAGGATATAGAGTTCGCCGTCAATTTCAATCTCTTCAGTTTCTAAAACTTCATACTCGTCAGTAGACTCAGCAACTGACTTCTCTTTCTTATCAATCTTTTTCTTTTTCTTGGTGATATCTTCAACCTCAGCACCATGTGATTGAGGATCCATACCCTCAAATGCTTCGGGGATATTGCTGCCTTGGAAACAGTCGCCATCCATCCAATTTGTATACATCTCCATTAAAGAAGAAGAATATGCATCATTATGTGCAACTTTATTAACAGGTCTCTGCTTATCCATTGTTTAAAATTGAAGATCTTCTATGGTCTATTTATAGCGCGAATGTCCTTAACCCACTCGCGAAACATTTTTCCGTCTTCAGTGACAACAATGGCATAGTTTACACCTGTGCGATGTACAACTCCTTTGTCACCAGTTCTAGCGGACATAACAATATCACCTTCAGATATAACAACATTCTGACGATGTGCTTGACGTAATGCTTGTTCTCTAAGTTTTCTAAAATCTTTCATTTAAAATTAGCTGGCAAATTTGCCTTAATCTCTTTCATAAGAGCACGGCAATCATTATCATTTAATGCTCTAGGAATACCAGAACGAAATGTTTTGAAGTCACTAGCAAATGCTGCACGTCTCATTTTCGTTCCTGAAATAGCGAATGTATCACCATCAGCGTCTCTACTTCCAGAAGATCTTATTTCAATCTTCCTAAAAGAGAAATCTTTTCCGTTATATTTATGGAGGAACTGCATAGCAGAAACTCTATCAGATCCCACAAGGAACACTACCTCATTATAACCTGCAAGCATAAGATCTTGCAAGATAGCAACAGGTTGTTTAGGTCCAGAAAATATTTTACCACGATGTTCAGGGAACATCTTATTCATGTAATGCAATTTACGGTCAGGAGGTAATGGATTGCTACCTTTCTTATCTACAGTTTGTGAGATGTAGATACGATAGTCATGAGAACCTGCTTCACGTCTTACACCAGCAAAGTTCTCAGCGTGACCAGTGGTAGGTGGTTGAAACCTACCAAATGTAAAGTAGCAAGTATTACAATTTAACGCCATTGCTTCTGTAGAGTGAAGTTATTGTAAGCAAACTCCAAGCGGTTAACAAATTTAATCATGCTACCGTCTTTATGAAGAACATATCCCTCAGGAGTTGTGACCTTATATCCTTTCTCCGTCTGGACATAAGTCCTGAACTCCTCAAGGTGGTCTAGTTTATCTATAACCATTTGCTTAATTGCCTGTAGTTCTTTATACAGTGCTAGCATTGCCTTAAATTTATAGACGTTATCTACAACATAATTTTGACTATCGTATACCAGTTTTCTTTTCTTAGTTAAGTTAGCAACTGTCTTAATTTTTGCTAATTCTTTATTAGTTTTTTCTTCGTAGAAATTTAGCATGTCATACATCGCTTCATCTATATTAGCAATGCTACGAGCATTCCTGATCTCGTTATTAAAGAACTGCTTTAGAAAAGATGCGATGTGAAATTTAGCATCGCCAGTAGTACCTACATTCGTAACCAATTCATCTAAGAAAGGACCACAGACCTGACACATGCGTTCAATCTTAGAAACATGTCTATCAAATTTACTCATTTCTGTACGAGAAAATCCAACACGATCCATAGGAGTGTCATTCTGTACTACCAAAGCGTCGTTAGATCCTTTTACTCTGGCACCAGCACGAGCTTGCATTGTGGCAAGTTCATCACCAGTATAATGAGTATGAAATACTACTCCTATCTTCGCTCTGCCAGCTTTTTTACCAATATCGTGACCAACAGGGATGCCATAAGTAATTGTGTTTGGTCTAAATGTGTAGAGTTCTTCTCCATTAACTTTCTCCTTTTTAAGATCAGTTGTAAATAATAAATCACCCTGCACCACGCCATCAATATTCAACTCACTAAAATACTTAAGTGAATATTTTAGTTTTTCTGCTAAATCACCTTCATACCAAGCATCTACAGTTTCATCACTGTAACAAACCTTAGGTTCTGTCTTATTAAAAACAGATTTGGTTCCGACAAAAAACAATCCAGTCTCTGGATGCGTACCACAAATGATAGATGGGGCACCATCCCACTTGGTTTGCATGAACCCACTACTTTCCTGCTGTCCCAGCATTTTGCGAAGTTCTTTTAAGAAAGAAACCGCTGCTTTACACCCCTCAACGCCATAGTTGAGCATCTCATCTTCCAGGTGTTCCAGGTGCTTGAGCTGTGTTACGTTTGCCATCAGATTTCTAGTGCCCTACTTCTGTTTTGAACCAGAGCAATAGGGTAGATGCCTGCTCTGGCACCATTATAGCGTGTTCCGTCTGGCATGTTCCATCCACGACCAGCTCTGTAAGTGGCAGCGAATGCTGCTCTATATCTACTTGTCTTGAAGAATGTAAGATCACCATTCCAAGAGACGTGAGATGAGAAATCAAGTGAGAAACATGCTTCCTCGTTTTTCATAGGTTTGAATATAGGATTGCCCTGACCAATACACTGAACATTATCATTGCTAAAGGCACCACCATATTCAGGACCATAAACAGATTGATTAATTAGAAGATCACTCTCCACAAATCTGTATACTGGTCTAGTCAATCTATCGTTTTCAATGTAGTTGCCAGCTTCTGCTAAGAATGACTGGACTTCATCATTCATGTAGATCAAATTTGGACTTCTGGGAGTTCCTGCTACCTGAGTGACACCACCATATTGTTGGTATGCTTCTGGACCACCTACTTTCTTGTGAGAGATAAAGATTTTAGGAACTCCATTAGATGTCAAAGCAAAGTCTGCTTTGTAATCTCTAGGTCTACCAGTAACTTTTGCTTTGGTAGATACGTTTGCCAATCCATTAATATTTTCCCAGTTACCAACAGGAGTACATACTTTAAATGCTCCAACCTGTGATACTATTTCATCAATCAGTTTTTCCAAATCTCTAATTGCTGCTTCTTCAGCATCCATCACATTGGTAGTTGGTTTTCTGATTTCTTTTAAAGCAACATATCCTGTTTTAGTTCCTACCTTGACATGTGCTACACGAAGTTTTCCAATCAAGCTTTCCTGATTAGAAAGCAAAGTCATCTCTGTTTTCTCAGACAATACTCCGTGAGTAGATTTCTTCGTTTCTTTAAAGAAAGTTGCAGTAATTTTATTCTCAACATTTAAAACCAAATCTGCCCACGAAGGATTGTCCCTCACATACTTATTGAATGAAGGTCCCCTTCCTTGTGTTAAGTTTGTACTTAATACTGCCATGAAAAAACCTCCCGTCTAACTATTTAGAGGGAGGTGTGTCTTTGAGATAGTCTTTTTCTGATTGGTATGGATGAGATTTACCAGACCATATCTTATATCCTTCAATTACTTCTGGTACTAACCACTGGTCAACACGGTAGCAATACTGCCAGTTAACTGGTTGGATACAATTTACCACAACCACTTGGAAGAATGCTACCGTATGAATCCAGAGAGTTAACATCAATAAAGTTCTTCTTCTTTTTCCGATTCAATAACCACATCACTTGTGGGGTAAGATACACAAGTGAGCAGAAATCCTGCCTCAATCTGATCATCATCTAGGAACGATTGATCTTCTTGATTTACTGTTCCTTCTACAACCTTACCAGCACATGTAGAGCAGGCACCAGCACGACATGAATATGGCATATCGATACCTGCTTCTTCTGCTGCGTCTAAAATGTATTGATCATCAGCACAATCAAAAGTAGTTTCAGTTCCGTCAGGTTGTTTAATAGTTACGTTCATTTGTATAAAAAGACTTGCGTAATATATATCAACGATCTCCTGTCTTTCTATTCTCAGAAAAATAAATGTCAAATGAACCCTCAGGATAACGCTTCTCTAGTTTCTTTACGTTACGTTCAATGACTTCATTAAAGCTGACATCCAAAGCCATTGTTGCCTGAGCGACATACCATAGAATATCACCCAACTCAATAATAAGATGCTCACGGTTGTCCTCGTTCCATGGTTTTCCTTGGAATACCATCTTCTTAACGATCTCAAGAAATTCACCCCCCTCAGCATTAATTCCAACACCAGCAGTAAGCAGTCTCTCAATATTGGCACCTTGTCGATCAAGCTCACCAATACGGTCAGCGAAATCAACAAAGTTTGTAGAAGCATCTGAAGTAACTGCTGCCACAAATTCTTCATAACGTTTAAAATTAATTGTCATACGTTCCATTCTGCAAATTTAGATAATCTTGATTGTGTGTCAGCAAATTGCTGGAAGTCCTCACCAGGATCTTCTTCACTGATACCGATAGCTGAGGCATCATCAGCAACATCATACAGCCTCATCTTCGATCTGTCAATTCCCACCATGAATTTTCGTGAGGTAACGAGGTCTGAGTATCTGTTTTTAAGTTGTTTGACCATGATGCGACCTTGTTGTTCCAACTCCTCAGTAGAGATAAGGGCA